ACCCTGCATTTTTCTAGTCAAAACTTTTTCCAAATGCTAGTTTGTTTTTGCAGATGAACAAGAAACCCAAACAACCCCAAGAGCTTGAGAGCTTAGAAGTTAGTGAGCTGATACCATATGCAAGGAACAGCCGCACACACTCAGAAGAGCAAGTGATTCAAATAGCTGGCAGCATTCAAGAGTTTGGATTTACCAACCCGGTTCTGGTTGGAACTGACAATGACATCATTGCTGGACATGGCCGAGTAATGGCAGCTAAGAAACTTGGCATCAGCAAAGTGCCTTGCATCCGTTTGGGGCATCTTTCTGATGCTCAAAAGAAGGCTTACATCATTGCAGACAACAAGCTGGCACTCAATGCTGGATGGGATGAAGAGCTGCTTGGCATTGAGCTTAGTGAGCTGAGAGAGCAAGATTTTGATTTAAACCTAACAGGTTTTGATGGTGATGAAATTGAAAGGATTTTAAATCCTAATGAGATTGATTTTGAGCCCGGAACAGAAGATGAACAAGGCAAACTTGATGAGTTAAAACCTAAAATTGTAAAATGCCCGCATTGTTTTAAAACATTTGATTCAAGAGAGCATGAGCAAGAATGATTTAAAAATAGATTGGGCAACTTATGAAGCTTCAAAATATGCTTGTGAAAATTGGCACTATTCAAAATGTATGCCATCAGGCAAATTAGTTAAAATAGGTGTCTGGGAGTTTGGGAAATTTATTGGAGTTGTGATTTTTGGGCATGGTGCAAATCACAACATGAGCAAAGCATATAATTTAAAACAAAATGAAGCTTGTGAGCTTGTCAGAATTGCTTTAAATAAGCACAAAAATGCAGTTTCAAGAATATCAGCATTGGCAATAAAGTTTTTAAGAAACAAAAACCCCGGAATTAGGTTGGTTATTTCCTATGCTGACCCAGAACAAGGCCATTATGGTGGTGTCTACCAAGCAGGAAATTGGATTTACAAAGGACTTTCTGCAAGCTCAGTCAAAGTTTGGTATAAAAACAAATGGTCACACAAAAAAACTGTTGATGATTCTGGTGTTGACCAGAGGAATTTACGAAAAAAGAAAGTGGCAGGAAAATATACATATTTGATGCCACTTGACAAAAATATGAGAAAAAACATAATTGTTTTATCTAAGCCTTATCCGAAACGCGTATCAAGTGAAACCAGTGACACGCCAGACTTCCAGTCTGGAAAGGGCGGTGCAACTCCGACCGATGCGCTCCATCCTTCTCAAGAATAATGGCAAAGAAAGATAATATTGCAAAAGACAACGGAAAATCTCCAACTGTTCCAGTCTCAACGCTTGCAAAGCTGTTTAATCTTACTTCTGTTCGTGTTCAGCAATTAGCTGCTGACGGTATTATTCAAAAGTCAGGACGGGGACGCTATGACCTTTGGCCTAGTGTCCGGGCTTACATTGCTTATCTGCAAGAAAGGAAAGTAAACCAATGGGATAGTGACACAGCTGACCCGACTGAAATCAAAAAGCAGCAACTTCGACGAACCAAGGAAGAAGCTGACAAGCTGGAACTTGCCAATGCCCGAACCCGGGGTGAGCTTGTTGAAGTGTCCAAGGTCAAGCGGTTAGGTGAACAGGTGATGAGCGGAATCAAGACAAAGATTCTCAATATGCCGCTGACTGATGACGAAGAGGACAAGTGTCTTCGCGATTTGTTAAGCCTTAAAGATTTAGACTACAGCGACAAATGAGCATTTTTGAAAAACCACCAGAAACTCAATGGAATGTTTTGAGCTTGGGGGCTGGAGTTCAATCTTCTTGCCTTGCATTGATGGCTGCAAAAGGAGAAATTTCACCTACTCCAGATTTTGCGGTTTTTGCAGACACTGGCGCAGAGCCTGATGAGGTTTATCAATGGCTTGAAACCCTTGAGAAACTTATTCAAGAGTCAGAAAACCCGTTTCCAATTTTTACCGTAAAACATGGAGATTTAGAGCAAGCAACTTTAAAACCTGTAATATCTCAAGGAAAAGGAAAAAAGCCAACAGGTGAAACTTACCTTAAAAGGATTATCCCCATGTTTGGAATATTACCAAGCGGAGAAAAAACTGCCGCAATTGGAAGGGCTTGCACAGCAGACTACAAAATCAAGCCAATCCATAAGTTTATAAGAAACAAATGCAAAATCAAAAGAGCGCAAAAAGAAGCTACAGTTACGGAGTGGATTGGAATAAGTTGGGACGAAATACAAAGAGCTAAAGATTCCCGACTGCCTTATATGCAAAAGCGTTACCCGCTTTTAGAAATGAGAATAAATAGAAGCTCATGCCTTTCATGGATGGCAAATAACAATTTTCCAACTCCACCGAGAAGCGCGTGTTATTTTTGCCCATTTCACTCAGATAAAGAGTGGCGCAGATTGAGAGATAAAGACCCTAAGCATTTTAAAAAAGCAATTGATTACGACAAACAGCTAAGAAAAGCCTTCATTGACCATGATAAGTTTACTGATATGACAATGTTTCTCCACAATTCTTGCGTTCCACTTGGTGAAATTGATTTCGACAATGACGAAGACAAAGGTCAACAAGTTTGGGATTTTCAAGCTGAATGTGAAGGGATGTGCGGCGTATGAACATTCAAATTCAAGACATCGCTGAATCGTGGCTTACCGTTTACGAACCGCCGCCAAGGGTAACAGTCTCGGAATGGGCTGACCAATACCGCTTTCTTTCACCTGAGTCATCAGGGCAGCCGGGAAAGTATTCTTCTGACCTAACGCCATACGCACGAGAATGGATGGACTCAATCAATGACCCGGAAGCAACCGGGACGGTGCTGATGGTAGGGGCGCAATTAGGAAAGACTGAAGTTCTCAACAATATGATTGGCTATTTTGTTGATGTTGAGCCGTCACCGATGCTGATGGTGCAGCCGACGATTGAAATGGGCGAAGCTTGGAGTAAAGAGAGACTTGCACCGATGTGCCGAGACACGCCACGCATTAAAGACAAGATTGCAGATGTAAAATCGCGCACCAGCGGAAACACAATATTGCACAAAACCTTTCCGGGCGGCAACTTGGCTATTGCTGGAGCTAATGCCCCGGCTGGTTTGGCATCACGTCCAAGGCGGGTTGTGTTATTGGACGAGGTTGACCGCTATCCAGTCACAGCAGGAAGCGAAGGTGACCCGTCAAGCTTGGCTATACGACGAACAGAGACTTTCTGGAACGCTGTTATCGTAATGACATCAACGCCGACCGTAAAAGGCCGGAGCAGAGTCGAGACTGAATTTGAAGCAAGCGACCAAAGGCGATTTCACGTTGAATGCCCAGAATGTGGCTATTCTCAAAGCTTGAAATGGGTAAATGTTCAATGGGAAGCAGAAGACGGCAGTGATGCGTGGTTGCAATGTGAAGGTTGCAAGGCAAAGCTAACTGATGAGCAGCGGATTGAGATGGTAAAAGCAGGTAAATGGGTGCCAACTTACCCAGAACGAACTAGCCGGGGCTATCATTTGCCGGGAATAGCATCACTTTTCCGGCACAAAAAGGGTTACAAATCGCGATTGCACCAAATGGCTGCCGACAATATCAAAGCCAAAAAGTCAGGAAAAGAAACGCTAAGGACATGGATTAACACGTTTTTGGCCGAAACATGGGAAGATGAAGGTGAGAGCGTAGCATGGGAGCCGTTAATGCAACGCCGGGAAGACTGGGGTGATTTTCCGAAAAATGCGCTTATCCTTACTGCTGGCGTTGACATCCAAGGTGACCGCTTTGAAGTCGAAATTGTCGGCTGGGGTGAAGGAGAAGAGTCTTGGAGCATTGACCACTACAACGTCATGGGTGATTTTAACTCACCGGACACACAAGCCGCACTTGATGAGATTCTGCAAAAGAAGTTCACACACCCGAGCGGTGTAGAGCTACCAATCACTTGCACGTTTATCGACTCAGGACACAAGACCAAAGCAGTTTATTCATTTACTAAGCCAAGAGAAGGCCGCAGAGTCTACGCTTGCAAAGGTATGGGTGGCCCGGGTGTCCCATTAGTTGGCAGACCGACAAGAAGGGGAGCAGAGAGAGCCGCACTGTTTAGCGTTGGAACTGACACGGCAAAGGAATTGACCTACTCCAGACTTTCACTCGGTGAAAAAGGAAGCGGCTTTATGCACTTTCCAAATGACCGCCCAGAAGATTGGTTTCGTCAGCTTGTAAGCGAAACAAAAGTCACCCGCTACAAAAACGGCGTGCCTTACACACGTTTTGAGAACCCAAGCAAGGCAAGAAACGAAGCTCTTGACATCCGAGTCTATGCAACTGCCGCACTGTCATTGATGCGTGTGAACTGGGACAAGCTGAAGCAAAGCATCCAAGACCCACCCAAGAAAAAAGCCGCTAAATCAAAAAAGAATGCCCGTAAAAAGAAAGGTGGGTGGGTGAATGATTGGTAGAGTTTGACATTAGTCAAAATTCAATGGCCGACAAAACCGACGAAGAAAAACTGACAGCAGCGTTGGATATGATAACCAAGATTGAAACGACTCTTGGAACTCTCTATGAGAAAACGGCTAGTGCTACAAGTTTCGGCGACCAATCTTTGACACTTGCAAGCATCGCTGATTTAGAAAAGAGCCGTGACCGTTGGAGACAAGAAGCGGAAACATTGAAGGCATCAGTTAATCGTCACCGCAAAACTTTGAAAATTCAATTCAGATGATTCAATACCTAAAGCGCAAATTCTCACCGCCAAAAACAGCCGTTCGCAGATTCAACGCCACCCAGTCAAGCCGCCTGACGCTCGACTGGATTACTGCGTGTCTGTCGCAAGATGGTGAGCTTAAAGGCCAGCTTCCGATTCTTCGTGACCGCTCGCGTGACCTTGAGCGAAATAATGAATGGGTAAAAGGTTTTTTGCGTAGCCTTGAGAACAACACGCTTGGAGAAAAGGGTGTGTCTTTACAGGTTAGGGCAAAAGAGCCAAGCGGACAGCTTGACGAAATCGCAAACAATATCATTGAGCGGGCTTGGAAGCAGTGGAGCAAGGTTGGCAACTGCGAAGTCACAGGGCGGCACTCTTGGGTTGACGTTCAACGCTTAATACTTCGCTGCATTGCCCGTGACGGTGAAGTTCTTATTCGCATGATTAAGAAAAGCACCGGGCTTTGCTTGCAGATTCTTGAAGCCGACTTGCTTGATGATAGCTACAATGCCCGGGCTGACAACGGCAATGAAATCCGCTTTGGTGTCGAGTTTGATTCATACCGCCGCCCGGTTGCTTACCACCTTCTCGGCAACCACCCGGGTGACTCACAATTCAACGCTGATTTTAAGCGGAGAATCCGAGTGCCAGCCGAAGAAATTATTCACCCGTTTAAGACTGAGAGACCAGAGCAAAGCCGTGGCATCCCTTGGCTTGTCAGCTCAATGAACAGGCTCAAAATGTTAGACGGCTATGCAGAAGCCGAGCTTGTCGCAGCTAGAACCGGGGCCGCAAAAATGGGCTTCTTTACTAAAGCAACACCAGACGGGTGGACAGGTGAGATTGATGATGACGGCAACTTGCCTGTTGATTCATCACCCGGAACGATTGAAGAACTTCCTGCTGGCGTAGATTTCAAAAGCTGGGACACCAACCACCCAAATTCAGGCTATGGAGATTTCGTTAAATCATGCCTGCGCGGAGTTGCTACTTCTCTTGGCATTTCTTACAATGCTCTTTCAAATGATTTGGAGGGAGTGAACTATTCAAGCATTAGAGCCGGGTTGATTGAAGAGCGTGAAGTCTGGAAAGCCGTGCAGCGCATGATGATTGACCACGTTCTGGAACCAGTGTTTGAAGCTTGGCTTGAAGTCGAGCTTCTTTCTGGCCGCCTTGGTTTACCTTTCGACAAGTTCTTTAAGTTCAACGCTCCAGAGTTCCGGGGCCGCCGTTGGGCTTGGGTTGACCCCAAAAAAGACATGGAAGCCGCCGTGCTTGCTATGCGTAACCGAATTAAGCCACTTCGAGACATCATTGCCGAAGCTGGTGATGACATCTATGACGTTCTTGCCAAAGTAAAAGAAGACGAAGAACTTGCTGCAAGTTATGGTTTAAGCCTTTCGGAAGAAGTCGCATCTGAAACAATTGTCTCAACTGACAACTCTGATGACGGAGACAGCCCAAGTTCAAACGAAGAAGCTGCTGAATCTGGAGAAATCCAAAAGACTGGAATGAATGGTGCGCAAATCGCATCATTGATTAAACTTGCTTCTGAAGTTGGAGAAGGATTGATTCCGCTAAAATCAGCTAAAGCAATTGCAGCCGCCGCATTCCCGCTTTTGTCAGAAGCTGAAATCAATAAAATCTTCGCAAATACCACAGCCAAAAAACCAGCTAAAATTGACACTCCCAAAAAGGTCAATGAGTCGCAAGAAGGTTGAAGAACTGTCGCACCGCTCGTTTGAGTTAAATCAAAGGGCGATTAACGAAGAAGACCGCACAATTGAAATTGCGTTTTCTTCTGAAGCCGAAGTAGAGCGCGGATACGGCACTGAAGTGCTAGACCATCGCTCTGAAAGCGTTCGCCTTGACCGTTTAAACAACGGCGGGGCTTTCCTGATGGAACACAACCGCAACGACCAGATTGGTGTTGTAGAGAGAGCATGGATTGATGACGACAAAAAAGGCCGTGCAGTTGTTAAGTTTTCAAAATCGGCAAGAGCCGAAGAGATTTTCGAGGACGTGAAAGATGGCATTCGCAGATTGGTTTCTGTCGGCTATCGCATTCACGAAATGGATTCTGAAAAGATGGACGGAGGACGGGAGTCTATCCGTGCAACTGATTGGGAGCCATATGAACTCAGCCTTGTGAGCATTCCAGCCGACGACTCCGTGGGAGTTGGCAGGGGAATGGAAAACCAAACAACGGAAAACCAAAATTTAAAAACTGAAAATATGTCCGAAAATAACGACATCCCATCGGCTCCCGAGCAACGCTCTGTGGAGGTTATCAACGAAGCTCCCCGTGTTGACATTAACGCAGAGCGTCACAGTGCTGTTTCTGCCGAGCGTAGCCGCATCGCAAACATCCAAGCAGTTGCCGAGCAAGCTAAAGAGCGCGGCATTAGCCTTGATGTAAGCAAAGCTGTTTCTGAAGGCGTATCTGCTGACGATTTCCGTCAGGCTGCATTCGACAAAGTTTGCGAAAAGAAAGCTGAGTTTGTTCCAGCCGACCTTTCCAAATCTGAGAAGCGCGACCTTGGCCGTTTCGACCTTGGTGCCGCTCTTCGCGCTCACTACTCCGGTGCAAAGCTGGAAGGTGCAGAGCGTGAAGTCGTTGAAGAAGGAATTCGCGAAGCCAAGAACGCTGGCATTGGCCAGTCTCGCGGAATTATGCTTCCTTCGTTCTACGTTAACAAGCGTGACATGACTGCTGGAACTGCTAACCAAGGCGGCCACACTGTTGCAACTGATAAAGCAGGGCTTCTTGATGACTTCTTTGCTGCTTCAGTAATGAACAATCTTGGTGCTACTGTTCTCACCGGACTTTCTGGCAACCTTGACATTCCAATTCTTGCCGCTGGAACTGCTGCTCCCGGAAAAACCGAGAACGCAGCAGCTCAAGAAGTTAACCCAACTACCTCACAGTTGAGCCTTACTCCTAAGCGACTTCCTGCATTCATCGACATCAGTGACCAGCTTTTGGCCCAGTCGTCTTCCGCAATTGAAGCCATGCTTCGCGGACACCTGACTGCTCAGATGCTTGAGACTCAAGAGAAGGCATTCTTCCACGGTGACGGAACCAACCAAGCAAACGGCGTTGCTGATGCTTCTGGAATTGGTGACGTAATTGGTGGAACTAACGGAGCCGCTCCTGATTATGCTGACATCGTTGCTCTTGAAGAGAAGGTTGACGCTCAGAACGCTCTGCAAGGTGGACTTGCTTATGTCACAAACGGCCAAATTCGTGCAAAACTCAAGCAGACCAGCAAGCAGACATCTGGAGTTGAAGGCAACTTCATCATCTCTGATGGAAGCCCGAACAGCATTAACGGATACCGCGCTGAGTTTACCAACGCAGTCAGCCGCACATTGACCAAAGGAAGTTCAAACGATTGCTCGGCAATTTTCTTTGGAAACTTTAGTGACTACATTGTAGCTTATTGGGGTGGACTTAACCTTGAGCTTCTCCGCGACAGTGCTAACGCTATTACAGGTCAGCATCGTTTAGTTGCTAACACCTACTATGATGGTGGTGTTCGCCGTCCTAAGTCGTTTGCTGCAATGCTCGACGCACTCGGCGCATAATTAGCCAAAGCGCAAAAACAATCGCAAGGGCGGTGGGGTTAATCCTCACCGCCCTTTTTTGACTTTTAGGAAAGAACATGAAGAATCTGGAAATCATCGAATCTTGTTTTGTAAAAGGTGAGCCTGTTGAACCCGGAGCAATTCTTGAAAACGTAGACAACAGCGTGGCTTCTCAATTACTTGTAAGTGGCAGAGCAAGAATTGCACCAAAGGCAGAGCCAAAGCCAAAAGCCGAGCCAAAAAAGAAAGCTGCAAAGAAAGCAGCAAAGAAAGCAGCCAAAAAGGTAGATGCAGACAGCAATAGCGAATAGCATAAAGGATGCGTTTGTGCAGCACCGGGCTGATTACGGTGTGAGCATTACCATTGACGGCGAAACTGTTACAGCGATTGTGTCAGAGTCACAGTTTGCCCGGGAGCTTATGGAAGGCGGCTTTGCTGACGAAGGTGACATTGATATAAAAGTCTTGCTGTCCGACCTGACGCAAATCCCTAGCCTTGGGAAACCAGTGTCATTCCGCTCAAGAAACTTTAGAGTTTCAAGAGTTGGGACACAACCCGGCGCATTTGTTGGGGAAATAAGCTGCCGCCCGTCTAAGCGTTAATTCCGTTGTAGAGTCTTATCAGCGGTTTAAGGTCTGCACGTAAAGCTGCGATTTCGTCGTCATCCATATAAGGAAGATATTTCCTTAAGTTAGTCATCATTCTAGTGAGATGAATGTTGTAGTTGTCTGAACCAAATTTTCTGTTTCTTGCTTCAATTTCTTCTTTTGTCACAATCCTAGGCTCTTCCAGCTGTGAATTAATAGACAACTTCAAAGCTTGTTTCGATGGCTGAGATTTAGTTTCCGAAAGGAAATTTAGCCATTTGAATCTACGGTCTTCATTAGAGATTGATGCCACTGCTTGATGGTGTTCAAAACTTAAGTTGGCAATTCGTTTCTCCATTGGGATTCTACGGCACACTGTTGCGAGAGAAAGCAATGACGTTCTATCAACTCCAGTCGCCCTTTCTGCTTCTTCGTAAGCTTCAGCAGGAATTCGTTTTTTATAGTTTTTTCCACCATAAACAAGCCAATCACCCAAAGCCCAGCTAAACCGTTTTGTGGCTTCACCAAAACGCTCACCAATTGCTTGCCATTCTTCAAATGGAAGTTCTTCTTGGAATGTCATGCCAACCTGAGTTGGCTCTTTTGTTGTTAATTTTGTATTCATGAAATCAATTTTAAAAGTTGTTCACCCCGCGCACTACGGCAATTAGCCCTTCCTTTTTTGCTTCGCATCGCTCTAGTTGGCTGAAGACCAAAAGCGTCACACAAATCAACACACCGCTTTGATACAGTTGCACGGCTTACTTTGTGTGTTCTAGCTATTGCTGCCATGCTCTTCCCGTCATAACAAATTCCAGAAACAAGGCAAAGGCACTTGATGCTTAAAGCAGGATTTGGGCTTGATGAAAGAAAAGAGACCAATTGTCTCATCACTACAAGCTCATTTGATTCAATTGAGTTGGTTGTAGTATCTTCTTTCCGTGGGTCGTATGCCGGGACTCTTTCACCGTTTTCCCAATAAAATTGTTGCATGCAACAAAATTACACAAAAATTGACAGTTTGGCAAATTTTAATGGCTTACAGTAGCAAAGGTGCGGAGCAGGTAGTTAATCAGATTGCAGAAAGGTTTGAATCTGACAGATATGGAGTTGATTCTGTTGAGCTAACTGTTGAGATTCCCGACAGCCTTTTTCCCGACCATGTGCTTGCTGACTTTGCACCACACCCACGCTTTTCTCAAATGTCTCTTGCCCGTAAAAGTGGGCAACGTGGAAAGCCCGGCTGGTGGACTGTTAGCTATGTTTTTGAAGGTTTTATATATGAAGCACCAGAAAACCCAACATATGAGCTAACAACGTCATTAAGTCAGGAGCCTATTCAGACACATCCTGATTTTGCAACAATTGCAGGAACGCCAGCAGTTCCAGCAAACGGAGCGGTTTTTATTAACCCTGACGACAACAAAAAGTCTAAAAAAGACAATGCAGTTTGGAAAGAATTTGCTTTTGATGGGACTGCAAATCCCAAGGCGGGAGTTGATTCTTACATGGTGCCGGGTGCTGAATGGCGTGAGACTAAGTTTCAAAAGAGCCGACCAACTGGGATTCGTGACGTTGGAACAATTGAAAGCCCACCGGGGCCAGTTCCGACAATATCAGGACGCAATTGGTTGGCTTGGGGTGAGTCATACGTAAGGCGCGGCAGCATTTACCAAGTCACAAGCACTTGGAAATTGTCTGGACGTAATGGCTGGGACACTGATATTTATTCGGCGTAATGGATTTATATGACATCTTTCAAGGCGGCATCACTGAAAACAAGTGGCGGCTTCTTGGCGAATATCTTAAATGTCACGAAATAACACCCGGCAAAGGCATCAAGGTTGATAAGAGCTTGAGCAGCGGAACGATTATTTCAGCAAAACAGCCAAGAGAACAATCACAATCACAAGCGCCGCCATTTTCAGTTTTAAGGCTTAGAGAGCTAACGTCAGGCGGTTACGCTGCTGAGTTGCAAGAAGGCTGGGTAATTGAAAGGAATACAGGAGAAAGCAATGACGGCATAGAATTCCACCCGCCGCAACTTGGCGGGGCTAGTATGTCAGCAAGGCCAAGAAATGAAATAACAATTCAAGAAGACGAATTTGTTTATGTAAGGTTCACAACTGACAACGAAGGTTACATTCAAAACCAACCGCAAATAGTTGTTGATTCCACTGACCAAGAAAGCCAGCACCACCAGCCGCCGTCAGGAGACAACACGGGAACTTATGGAGATTACTACATAAAGCTCTTCAAATTAACAATTGTTAATAACGGGCCAACCATAGTTTATTACCAACAATCTGACATTGAGCATGATAGGATTGAAACCTTCTTAAATGTTGGCGATGCCAGAAAACTACACAAGAAATGGAACGGCACAAATCAGCGGTATGAGTTTAGAACTTTAGAGCAAGTTGAGCCATCAGGAAGAACCTACGGCAAAGTCATTGTTGACGCAGAAGATGATGATGAAACCTTGGACTCAAATGACTCAATTAAGTTTTCAGCAATTGCAGAACTAGGTTCTAGCAGCAATCCACAGGTTCGGGTTAATGATGATGGTGCTGGCATTGTAACTATTCGCGGCAACGGTAATGATGCTACAATTGCTTTTAATAGTTGTTCTGGGAGCCAACCGCATTATGAGCTTACATTTGTTGATGGTTTACTCACTAGCTCAAGCACAACTTTACAGCTTGGAGAGTGCAACGGAAGTGGAAGCGGGGGTGGTTAATATGTTCAGCGCAAACCTAGACACAACAAGACTCAACGACTTTCTTGCTCTTTACGCTAAAGAAAGCAAAAAGGGCATTGATGAAGTAGTGCTTCAGCAAAGTGCAATCATTGTCGGGCATCTTATCGCTATGACTCCCCCCGGAAAGTCTAAGGGAAAGAATATGAACAAAGATGGCAGGATTGAGATGAGTGCAAAAAAGCTTGGTGAGAACACAATGAAAGCTGACCTAAACAGCCTTTTCCCAACAGTCAGACTTAAATCAGAAAAAGTCTGGGGCATGATTGAAAACGGTTATCGCTGGGGAACTGGGCGCGGAGCTAAAAAGATTGGTGAATATGCTGAGTCTGTTGCTGACCTTAAAAGAGTCCACAGGAAAGCACGGTCACCGCGAACCGGACGGGTAAGGACTGGAACTATTGGCCAAAACATGGCACTTACAAAAGCATCAATTAGAAACCAATACATTAAAGAACAAATCAAAGAAGTGGGAATGCTTGCTGCTGGTTGGCTTGCAGCGGGTGAAGAGCTAGGAACGACAAAAAGGGCAATGCCTGCTTGGATTAGAAGGCACGGAAGAAAGCCCGGAAGTGTTACACGCAGGAAATCAAAAACTGGTTTGACTGTTACGGTGATGAACAAGATGCCCTATTTCCCTAAAAACATGGAAGCAAGAATGCAATCTGCTTTATATCGCCGGGAAATCGGTCTGGAAAAAGCAGTCGATGCAATGATTCAACGCAAAGCCGACAAATTAGCCAAAAGACTTTTAAGATAATGATTCGCTCAGACATAATCAGACGGCTGCAAAGCTACCTTCAAACGCAATACAACGGAAGCATCACCATCTTGGCCGAAGAAGATGACGGTGACCTGACACCACCTTGTGCAATTGTGAGAATTGGCTCATCTGAAGACATGGGAATGAATCAGGCTTACGTCTGGGACATGAATGTCATTGTTGCAGTTTTCCATGATGCCGATTACACGACGATTGAGACAGCTGAACAAGACGCTGCCGAATTGTTTGATGAGCTTGCTGATTTTGATGCAGTAAAAGCTTACTTGAACAGCGGTGATTTTATCGCTTCAGCTTGGCTCCCGCAACTAATTGAAGCAGGGCGGGAAGACACTAAATGGACACACTTTCAGACTTACAGGTTGATTGCTGCTCCTGACACCGCTTAATTTTGACACCATATTATTGTCATGTCAGCAACCGTTGAAGGCAAACAAGTTCTTTTTGGAATCACCGATGCAGTAAAAACCACCGCAACTAGTCAAGTTGGTGGAATTGTGCAGAGCGCAACTGTTACCAAGTCATCAAATGAAACTGAAATTCAGGACGAAGATGGCGACCATGTTGCTGTAATTTACCACGGGGCTAAAAACGAAATTTCAATTGAGCTAATTACGACAGAAACTCCCTTAGCCCTTCCAGCCATTGGTGATGAGATTAGTTTTGGCTCTGTCACAAGTATTGATGGTGTTGATGTTAGCGCGGGTCGCGCATTTATCTCATCTTCTAGCTCATCTCAGTCAGGAGCCGAGACAACGTCAGTATCCTTGACAATTGCTCATTATCCGGCAATGCTTGCGGATGGAGTCTAATCTTGATGATTTAGAAAAAGCGATAAGCAACACAAAAGGGCGAACTCCGCAGGAAGTCCTTGATGCTTTTTTACCGCAAAACAAAAAGGTAGGAAGCTACACTTTGGAAGAAGTGACTTATGGTCACGTCCTTGTTCTTGAGCATTTAGACCATCCGCTGGTCAAAAACAAAAATGACGGTTGGACTGTTTCCGATTTAGGCGTTGCGTTGTTTGTCCTAACAAGACCGTCAGACGTATTGCACAAAGCAATTAAGAATGACAGTTTTGAAGATGAGCTTTACGAATTTCTTGCCGACATCCCAGCAAATCAATATGAAAACTTTGCCAAAGACATCATTTTCCACTATTACGGCTCAATGACCAACGTGGTGCCGATGGAGTCTAAAAATAAGAAAGCTCAAAAAAAAACGGATTCGGCTGGATTCTTAGCGGCATTTCGTCGGTTTGTCGGGAGTATAAGTGGACGCCGGACTTCGTAATTCACGAGCTATCTTTGCGGCAAGTCTTCTCATTTTCAGCTTGTGCAGCTTGGGCTAATGGCATGGAGCCTACTGACGGGGGGTACACAGGCAAGCAGATAGACAGAGAGCTGAAAAGGCTTAGGGGTGAGCGAAGTCAAAGTTTGACTTCTGATTGAAATCATGGCCGGAGCCAAGTTACACATCAATGCTGATTCCTCAAAGGCGCAAAAGGAATTGTTGTCTTTCAAGAAGAAGACTAGTGCGCTGACTAAGTCGATTGCCAAAGGCTTCACTGAGCGAATAGGTCACAAGCTTTTTGATGGGCTAAAAGCGGCAGTCGCTGACATTCCAAGACTTGCAATGGATGCTGTCAATGCAGCGTCTGATATGAACGAAGAGCTTAGTAAGTCCGAAGCCGTTTTTGATGCTTCTGCACAAGCTGTCACAGAATGGAGCAAAACAACGACACAAGCATTCGGCATTTCAAGGGTTGAATCATTACGAGCATCTGCGGAAATGGGCAATATGCTTAGGGCTTTTAGTATAGGAAGCGACGAAGCTTCAACAATGTCGATGAGACTAGTTGAGCTTGCAGGCGATTTCGCTAGCTTTAACAATGCCAGCATTGAAGACACCCTTTACGCTATTGGTGCAGCTTTAAGGGGCGAGAATGAGCCCATTAAGAAATACATTGGAAATATTAGTCAAGCCACAATCCAAAGCAAAGCTCTTGAACTTGGCCTTTATTCTGGAAAAGGAGCGATAGACGCAAATGCAAAGGCGTTAGCTGTTTACAATATAATCTTAGATTCAAGTGAAAGACAAATAGGGGATGCTGCGAAAACATCAAAAAACCTTGCTGGTCAAAAAAGAATTCTTACAGCACAGATTAAAGACTTACAGGCTGAAATCGGACAAAAACTTCTTCCGGTTGTCACCGACCTTGTTACAAAATTAAATCAAGCTGATTTTGAGCAAATTGCGCAAGATGTGTCTGTGCTTGTTTCTGCATTTGCTGATTTAACTGTGGGGATAATAAAAGCGACAAAAGGTTGGATGCTATTTTATCAAGGCTTTCAAAAAGCAGAAAGCCCAGAGTTTCTTGATAAATTAGGAATTATAGCTCCGCAGCTTAAGGGTTTAGGAACCTTTGTTAAGGGAGTTCAGGCATTTGAAGGATTAGGTAAAGGTGGTGAAGTAGGGAAAGATGAGATGATGGATATTGATGGAATGAAAAAAAATGAAGCATGGGATGCAGGTTTTGATGAAGAATGGGAAAAGGAAAAAGAAAGGAGAAAAAAGAAAGCTTCTGCTGATGCGGCTAACGCTGCCGAAGCCGCTGCAAAAGCTGCCGCTGATGCTATTGCAGCAGAAAAAAAACGTCTTGAGCTACTTGAGGAGCAAAAGAAAGAAAGGGAAGCAATTGCAGCAGCAGCTAAAGCACAGCAAAACATTGATGACAGAATGGGGCAAATTGGCGGTGTCCAAGCAAGTCTTCAAAATGCAATGACCCGGTCATCAATCTCAGCAGTCTCATCAATGCAGTCAATTGGTGGCGGTGGTGGTGTTTACGGTGAGCTTGACATGATGAAGACTCAGGTGGATTTACAGGAAAAGCTTGTGATTTTAAATGAAGAGCTTTGTGAGCTTGCTAGGCAGCAAATTGAGCAAGGCAAAGATGGAGTTGCTAAATACTAACTTTTGACACCCCAAAAAATACGATGGAGCTATTTGTTGAACTAGAAACCCTGAAGCTGGTAGCTAGCCAGAACGATAGGAGAGAGAAGCCGTCAATCACTATCAAGCGGGGTGATGCTTTACCGCTGACCGTGCGCTTTCTACAAGCCCAGACACCGACCCGGCTAGACTCAACGACAACCATCAGCTTTGCTCTAAAAGAGTCAGGGAAGTATGATGCCACTCCGGTAGTGTTAGAGCAGACTTTCACAGCTTCAGCCGTAGGAAGCCCCGACAGTGACCCGCATTACACGGCGACTCCTAGTCTCAACACTACGGAGCTAAACGCTCTCTTTTCTATTGACGGCAACTCTGCAAACGACCCGGCAAGCGTTACCTTGATGGGTGAGATTACTTGGACAGCTACAGGTGACACAGGGCCGACATCAATCAAGACCTTCACAGTAAACTGCGAGAATGACGTTTACCGGGGGACTGAGAGCGCACCGTCATCACAGCCAAGCCCGGATGATTGGCTTGCAAGCCGTGGAATCCTACCAATCAGAACCGGGGCAACGCACGTTTGGCCAGCAGCCTTAACCCTTGAAGGTGAGATTCTTGATGATTCAAACGACCCGCTGACACTCTTAAATTTAGCTTTTGTTTCAGTTGGAAATGGTCGTCCAACTTACTCAGTCAATTTGTCTGATGGAACAAGCCTTGATTTGTCATGGTCTTCTGGAGATTGGGAGTTAGAAGTTGATAGTAATTCGATTTCAACCATTTTACAATATATTGGAACAAGTGACAAAAAAGACCCGACTGATATTGTTTTGTTAGGCTCTGGCGGCAGAAGTAATCTTACACTTCGTGATTCAAGCGGAAAAATTGCTCCACAAATAGGCAACCTTGCAAGATTTACTGATTCAAACACAACGCACATCTGGACTGGCACCGACTACTCCGCAATTTAAAAGGTCATGGCAATTACAACTGATGAGATAGTTTGGGGCGAGACCTATGACATAAGTGTTTCCGCTCAAGACACGGGCGGCAATCCTATCACCTTGGACGGCACATGGAGTGCAGCGTGTCGTATTACTAAAGACCACATTGGCGGGGATATTGTTTTAAATCCAACCATGACAATTGCCGCCGGGGTAGCCACTACGACCATTGACACGGGGAACGCAGAATGGTGCTATGGCACTTATTACTATGACATCAGGCTAACTGATGCAGCCGGGCATGATTATTGGACAAGCCCGGTTCGACTAATCCTTGCAAACCGTAACAGCCCAAACACCTAATGAGCGTTGCAACAATTGTAATCACAACGACCCGGGCAGGTGCAGCTTCATCTGTAATCATTAACCGGGGCGGCGGTGGCTTAAATGAGATAACGAGCGCAACCGGGAGCGATGGGACAGGCGACATTGATTTGCTTAACCTAGACGTGAGCGGGCTGCTAAACGTCACAGGAATTACTCAGCAAGCCGTTTACACCGTGGCAACTCTCCCGGCTGCAACCGTGCAAGGCAAGCGTGCATTTGTAAGTGATTCAACTAATGGGCTTGGCAACCACCACAATCATGTTGTCGTTGGCGGGGGTAGTAATTTTACACCCGTTTTCTCTGACGGCACCAACTGGCGCATCGGCTAGACCTTTAATTTGACACAACCAGAAATTTAGACTTATGACTGTTACATTCGCAAACACTACTCCAATCGAATACCCGATTGAGCGCGGGAGAACTCATTACATCTCTGCCGCAAGCGGTGACCTTACCGTTGAACGCTACACAGCAGCAGGAGCATGGTTAGCTGTTGATGGAAGCCCGGTTACTTCTGGAACTGAAAAGTTCCTTGTTACCTACTCAAACGGTGACAAAATCAGAGTAACTCCTTCAGCGGCTGGAACTGAGATGGTTCTTGAGAAATGAAGATTCAGAGCGCAAAAGCCGGGATTGGAACTGGACGGGCCGGATTGCAAGCAGCTTCCGGCCTGTTTTCTAGTGCTGGTCTATTTGATAAGGGTGTTAAATCGTTCAACCCTTTAGACCTTGACCCTTACCTATTGTTTGACGCTCAAACGTCAATGATAGGCACGTTGGAAAACCCAACGCTAGACCTTGACCCAAGCAAGCAAGACACGCTTGACGTAATTACGGCTACAAGAGCCGGGACGGCAACCTACACGGATTTTAACGGTAACATAGCGACCGCTCCAAGCGACACGGTGCGCGTGGATTACGTTGATTCCGTGCCGATGATACTGGTGGAGCCGAGTGCGACGAACTTGGTAGAATCATCGGACATCAACTCGGATTGGGGTTTTTATTCAAACGATTCAACTATTACCCAACACACGAGTGATTTAGGAGAAATAAACGCTTACGTTTTATCGCGAATAGGGAGT